AATAAAGCTGAAAAACCTGGTCTAAAATAAAGTTTTTCTATATTTTCTAAATCATTTTTAGAAAAAACTTTAAATTGAACTTTAGCTTCCATTAATGTACCAAAACTATTTTTAGATTTTACTTCCATAGAAGTTATACCTGGTCTGGCTCTATAACCTGCAGTTCCGGTTTTTAAATAAGCATTATTTGCTGCTTCATCTCCTATACCTCCTCTTCCTTTCAGATTAGATAATTCATAAAGTTTAGCTGTATCGGAGCTACTTGTTACGCTTTTAGCATTTTCTACATTTTTATATGCTTTTAACATGTCATCTGGATCAGCAGTATTAACACTTGATCTTAAAACTACCCAAGCGCTTTTACCGGCAATATAACGAAGAGTTTGTTCAGTACGAGGTCCTCCAAGTATTTTTTGCCTGGCTTTTATTTGATTTATTGTAGTTTTTGATATTGGTGATCCTATTGAGCTGCTCATCTGGTGTTATTTAGTACATTATAAGCATTTACATGCTTTTGTGGATTAGCAGGAACTCTTAATTGAACGCCTGGTTTAACTATCAGCCCGTCAGTTTTAGAAGTATTAGCCGATGCTATTATCCACCATAAAGTACTATCACCATAAAACTGTTGAGCTAAAGTATCGTATCTATCTCCTCCGGTAGTAATAAGATATGTATCATCAGCTGATTTTTCTATATCTGGGTATATAGCATTTACATAATACCTTTTACCGTCTTGATTTTTTACTAACTCTATTTCTTTATATCTTTTCATATATGTTAATTTCCTCCACCACTAAAAGTTGGTGTATCAGGTCTGTTACGGTTTACATTTAAGATTTCTCCTGCTTGTGATTCTAGAGGTTGTGGGCCATATATTGGTGTAATAGATCTCAATCCTGGTCCAGATCCTGGTCCTCCAATTCTAAATCCGTCACCTGTTTCATCAACAAACTCTCTTCCAAGGTATTCTATTTTTAAATTATTTGGATCATCTGCAGCTACAGTAGGTGAATTGCTAGGTTGACCAGAATTATCAAGAGAATTTGGAGCTGAAGGTCCTGTATTGGAAGAATTTGGAGCTGTAGCTCCTGCACTAATTGATCCTTGTCCAGATGTATCTATACCGCTTCCTAACCCGTCACCAACAGTACCTACATTATTTTCTGTTAAGCCTTTGAAACTGTCTGAACCTACGTATATTTCTCTAGTAGTAGGTGGATTATTATGTATAGGAGTATAACTAACATCTACGTTCAATATATGAGGTACTCTTAAGGTAGCACTGTCTATTTCCCATGGATACGCTATATCCCAACCTAAAGAAACATTACTTATAAATCCAGGTAGTTTATCAAAATAATCACCTAAAGTAAGTTTAACAAAAGTACCTCTCATAAACAAATTTGAAGAATCATACGTAGGTGCAGTAGCCCCAATTAGTCTATTGAGTTTGTTGTATATAGGAAGTAGTTCTTTTCTACTTTCTGCTGCTATTTTAAATGCAAATGATACATCTCTTTTAAACCCTGTGTAGTTATATAAACTTTCTGCTCTTCCTACATACTTAGTATTATTCCATTCTCCAGTATAATTATCAGATAACGAATCTAAATAAGCTCTAAAGTATAAAAAACTAGACTCATCAGGTTCTATTATATGAAATTCAAAAGGAATTATTTGCTTTAGTTTATCGTCAGGCTTTTCAACTGCTTCTGATGCTAGTGCATTTATATAGTCTGTAGATACTCCTGTTGTCTTTTTTTCAAGAGCATCTACTTGACCTAATCTTGTTTTTATATATGCATCAGCTGTTCTCCATGCTGGGCTTCCGACTCTATAACCTCCTTCTATAGCCTGTTTTTGTTTTGAAGTTGTAGGATTTAGAGAATCTTTTGGTGTTTTTCCTGAAACTGAAGCTACTCCGCCGAGTATATCAGGAGCATTATTATTACTATCTTGTCCTTTATAATTATAAAGATTGTCTTTAATAGGAAAGTTATTATCATTTTCAGATAATTCTTTATTTACTGTGATAGTAGAATCTCCTTCTTTAGGTTGATTGAATCTATTTTGTCCTAAATACCTATTACCAACTTCACGGATGAATTTACTAGGTGAGTCTTCTCTATCTTTTAATTTACTACCTGGATGTTCTATACCAGTATAGTCTTTTCTTCCTATTTCATTGTCACTTAAAGATGAAAGAGTATAGTTTTTTTTAGTCTTTTTAACATCATGAGATTTAATCAAACTAAATACATTTGATTGTCCTGAGTATCCTACTTGGCCAAATTCGTTTGGTTGAGCAGGTGCACCAGTAGCAGGAGAAGTTATACCTTTTCCTTTTTTCTTAAATAAACTACCTATTGCTGAAGCAGCAGATGATATATCGTTAACTATTCCTTGTGGTACATTTAATAAACTTAATAAACCTTTTGCATTGGCTAAACCGCCTCCCGGATTAGTACTACCTTCTTTAAGGTCAAATTTACTATTAAATTCACCTACTTTAGAAACAGTGCTAAAATTATATGCACTTTGACCTCCAAGACCGTCATATTCAGTATTATCAGTTATAATCTTACCTCCTACCAAAGCTCTTTCAGCTCCTTTAATTCCATCAGCTTGAATTCCTAAATTATTTTTTAGAAATTTACCTAAGCCAGACTTGCTAAATTTACTAACAGGATCATTACTAGGATTAGAAAGATAAGTAAATCCATTAAAGCCATAGACAAATCGTGTACCAGTACCATTTACTGGAACTTGTGCTAATGTAGCACCTATGACTTTTGCTGTTTGACCTGCAGTACCTAATATCTTTCCTATACCATTGCCCTGTTGAGTAGAAGCGGTAAGAAGAGCTAGATTTTCCTTAAATAAACGGCCTCGGTGATTTTTAAAAAGTTTATTAATTCTCTTTAAATCATCTTCCCTTACTCTTCCATGTGTTAAACGAGGACGAGCTTCGTTATATTCTGGTAGATCTTGCGTTATAAGAGGATCTGAGGAACCCATATCAGCATAAGACAAGCTACGTAAATCACTTGTTAATGAAATTAAAGGTCCTTGTGGCATAATTTAGTATTATTCTTTTTCTGGATTCTGGTATTTTTTAGGTGATAATCCGTTTAAATCGTGAACTGAATGCTCTTGTTTCATATTTCCTGGAGGATATGGTTCTTGAGCATGTAGTTCTGATTTAGGATTAGCTCCGTCTCTAATAGATGGGGTTTCACCTTTTAAACCTAAAATACTTGATCCGATATTCTTTAATATTCCCATGATTAAAAATTTAAGTTAATTTATTATAAATAGCTATGAACTCTTAGGTGATACTCTTGTTATAGTATTACCGACAACACTACCATCCATCACTATAGTCTTACCTTCAGCTGTAATGGCTATTAATTCGTCTAATTTAGCTTCTAATGCTGCATTATTTCCTCCTCTTCCTCCTGTTATACCAGCAACTACGTTACTAATACCTCCAGTTATATTAGATAGAACATTCCCAACCCCATCTCCTAATGAAGTGATTGCTCCTTCAACTGTTGTTATAGGAGCTGCTATAGCTGTTTTCGCTGTAAAATCTTCTAACTCTTTTAATTTTTCTATTTCTAATTGATTAAGAGCACTTTTTAAATCTTTTACTCCAGCTACTAATCTTTCCATTCCAGAACCAGCATTCATCAAACCTGAGCCCATCATTGCAATAGAGCCTAATATTGCTATACCCGGTAGTGAAGTAAATATAGATGCTGATAGAATAGTTAAACCACCTGCTAGAGATATAAATGACAGACCAAGTAAACCTACTGCTGCTGCTTTTTCTAAAGTAATTGTTTCTAGTATATTATTAAATCCATCACTTACAGCAGTTATAATAGGAGGTAAAGCTTGAAAAATTCCTACTATAGTATTACCAATAGCTTTAGCTATTCCAACTACAGCATCTTTTGCCATATATAATGCTGCACCTAATCCTAATACTGCACCAGTAACTACTGCTACTCCTAATGCTACTGGCGGGCTAGCGAAAGCTGCAAATCCCATAGCAATAGCTCTCATAGAAGCACCTATAGTTGTTGATGCTGCTGCTGCTGTTGTACTTAATGCAGTAGTAGAACCTGCCAAAGCAGTAGTAGCAGTAGAATTAGCTATTTTACTTGCTGTATCAACATTAGTTGCAACTGTGCTAGCTGCAGTTAAGGTTCGAAGTAATGCAATACCTGATGATATACTCTTAACTACACCGCTTAATTTAGTAAGAGCTACAGCTCCTAGTAAAATATATGGAGCTAAAGGCATACTAAGGAAGTCTGCTACTACATTTAAAAGAGGTGCAAATGCTCCTGTTATCCTTTCTATAGCTTTTTGGAAGTTTTCAGCTGCGGTCATCCTTTGCATATCAGATAAGTTAACATTTGCAGCTGCAGCAGCTTGATCTTCTGTCATACCTTTTTCTAACGCTCTTAAATATGCAACTTTTGCAAGTTGATCTCTTGTCATACCTAAAGCTTTAGCTTGAGCTTCTTGCTGTATTCGATTCATTTTACCGAATTCAGCTATATCTACTGCGTTATTAAATAACTCTTTACCTAATCCAGCTAAATCATTATTCAAAGCTAGTTCTCTAGCCTTGGACATATTGATTTGCTTACCTGTAAGTAACTGTGCTTCTATTTCGTTACCAATAGAAGATTCAAAATCTAATAAACTATCAGCTATACCATCAACCGTCTTTAAATCTAAACCTAATCTTCTCGCTGCTGCTGCAGCTTCAGCTATAGCCTTAGGATTACTACCTAAAGAAGCTGATATTGCTTTAGATACGTTTCCTACATCTTTTAAAATCTGACCTTGACTAACTGCAGCTTTGTTAGCTTTATTAAATGAATTAACTTGTTTAACTACTCCTTCTGCTAAATTATTTACTTCATAACCTCCTTTTTCAGCAAATATAGCAAAATTTTTAGCTTCATGTGCTGAAAGTCCTAAACTTACCTGTAAGTTAGCTGCTCCTGCTAAAGTAGAAGGAGACATAATATTCATTGCATTGAAACCTAACTCTTTAGTTATTTCATTAGCTAACTTAAGTTGATCTACAGTAGAGGCAAAAGAAGGTTCTAGACCCTGAGTTATTTCTAATGTTTGACCGGTTAATCGTCTACTTTCTACCGAAGCCGCATTGAAAGCCATGGCAGTTTTAAGTATAGCACTAAAAATAGCTTCAGTACTAAATAAGGTATCTCTTATGCCTTTGAAAACTGGTCCGAGTGATAAAGATACTCTTTGAATAAAATTTAAACTTTCACCTTGTCTAGCTGCGTTTTCAGCAGCTGCTCTTAATTGATTTTTACCCTCTTCAAATCCTTTAGATATAGCTGCTGATTCAGCACCTATAGATCCTAGTAACTTATTAACTATACCTAATGATGCCCCAGTTAATCCTGCTGCTTTAGTCAATCGATCTTGAACTTCTGCTTCTGCTTTAAGTATACCAAGGTTATCTTCCGACACCTTTTGAAGTTGTTTATTAAGTAGTAATTTTTTTACATTACCTTTATTACTATCTTCTAAAACTTTTAATTCTTCTTGTATATTTACATTAGTTGTTTCAAGTTCGTTATTTCTTTCTTTAAGCTTAACTATAGATTCATCTGTGACAGGAACTCCTTCTTTTCTGAGATCATAAATCTCTTGCTCAATTTTTTCTTGTTCTTTAAGATTTTGAGAGAGTTCATTATACTGTTGAAATGCACGTTCAGCTTCTTTTTGAGAAGTACCACTCATTCTCATTTTAAGTAGTAACTCTTCTCTAGCTAAATCAGATAAATTTTGTTGATTTTTTATTAACTCTTTATCGAGAGAATTCGATCGTCCTAGTTCTACAGCGTTTTTTGCAGATATTTTTTGTAATCCTTGAGCAAGAGATAATAGCTCTCTTTCAGCATCAGTTCTTCTTTGCTTAATGCCGAGCTGTCTTCTTAATTCATCAGTAAGGTTTCGAGCTTCAATTGTTTGTTCAGCTGCAACTCGTCTTCCTTGTTCAGTTGCTTGATTTAGTCTCTGCTCTAAATTTAATTGCTCTTGCTTACCTTTATTAAGCTCATTCTGTTCTCTAGGAGTATCAGCCATATGATTAACTATATAATATAAATAGTAAAGGCCCGCTTATTTACGAGCCTTTGTACTATAGTTTGGAGTTCTTATTGCAGGACCTTTAGGTATGTTGGCAGGTGTTGTAGACTTACCTCCTGCTTTTTTATAGGCTTTAGCTTCTTCTTCATAATATTCATTCATATTTCTAAAAGTAAAATTACGAAGCCATATAGGCATATTATAAACTGTATGCCAATCAAATCCACCTTTTCCGTGGAATACTATTTCATGTATTTGCTTAAATAGACTAGTTCTATAAGCCGGCGTCAGGCCAAAGAAACCCTATCCCTATTGGGATATCAAACCCTCCTTCCGGGCCTCCTTCACGATAGAACTTTAAATTCACGTCAGGTTGAATCTTTTCAACGTATTTTCTGAAAGCTCTAGAATCGATAGCTAAAAATCTATTATCTACAAACTCTCTGATGAATTTAGTATCTTCATTACCATCTACAGATATAAGCATATGCTTTAATCTAGTTGATAACTCTGGTGAAGCATCTGGTTTAATCTTTTTCAGGCCATTGATTTCTGCTAGAACTTTTCTTTCTAGCTCATGAGTTAATAATCTAAACTGTACTGTAATACCACTTGTGGGTAAGGTAAAAGAGAATTTATTTTCTCCTGATGTATATAACGATTCATCTAAATCTTTATTACCTAAGGTAGTTAAATCTATTTTTTCTGTTGTACCACCAAAGTTGAATTCGTAATCCTTACCATATCCTAATATACGAGCTGCTACTAAAAGAGCATTTTTATCTCCTACTAATAGATCTCCATATTTAATTTTACTATCTACTACTAATGATTTTAATAATTTATCTATTACTGTACCGTTAGCAATGTAGTTTTGATTAGTTAAAATATCTTCTTCTTTTGCAGTCATATACTTCATCTCTATCTTTCCGGATGATAAAGGTGAATCTTTAGGATACAACAAGCCTTGAGAAGGTAATGTAACTACTTCTGTTGGAAAGTTATGTTTCTGTTCCATAAATTTTATTAAATTAAAACTAGTTTATTAATAAATATACGAAAAATATTTTTTATATCCAACAAAAAACCCGGAAAAAATCCGGGTTAATCTTAAAATATGTTGTTAATTGATTAGTAATTAAGTACGCAATAATCCATCGCCACAGTAACTGTTAATTCTGCTACATCAGAAGTAGCCCAATCAAATGATCCTTGTGACATATTTACTATAAATGCTCCTTTAATTACCCATTCAGATACGATATCTCCTACAGGACCTAAAATATTTAAAGTTAAGTCTTTTTTGTAGAAATCGCTATATCCTGCTCTACCAGTTACAGATTCGTAAGATAATCTAGCCCAGTCCATTACTGCTTGTGCGCCAGATGGAGTTACAGGATCATACAGTGTTAGATCCATATTTTCCCAATTCCTTTTTCCTCTGATTTTTCTATATGAGTTAATGTGATCAAGCTTAACTTCTTCATCTGTAAAGCTAGGTGCTGATACATTCTTAACCATGAATGAAGGAATAGCATCGATATACATGATGAACCTATTTTGAACCTTAGGTTCGAAGGCTCTAAACATTATTTCGTTTGGGTCTAATACTGCCATTGTCTTTTAATTTATTATAAATATCTAATTTTTAAATTATCCTCCAAAAGAAGCTCCTGTTGGTTCAATTGTAAAGTCTAGTACTATAAATTCAACTGTTTTAGCTGGTTGTATAAATACTTGACCTATTAATTGGTTTCTATCTATAGTATCTGCAGTATTGTTTGTTTCATCCATTTGTACTCTGAATGCAAATAAACCTTGTCTCTGTACTACTGATTCTAGATATGGGTTAACTTGAGCCAAGAAGTTATTTCTAGTTGCTGTAGTATTTTGTTCGAATACTAAGTTTCTTGAAACATCTCCGATAAACTTCTTAAGTGCGATTAATAATCTTCTTACATTTACTCTATCTAAAGCACTTGACTTTTTCTGTAGAGTCTTTTGACCAAATACGTTAATACCTGCTCCTGGGAAAGTAGCAATTGGGTTAACGTTTGATTTGTATAATGTATCTCTCTGAGTTCTTGTAAGCTTTCTTTCTGCTTGAATAACGTCAGATATACCTCCTCTAGTAAGACCTGCTGGTGCAAACCATGGTGCAGCAGCTCCATCTGTAAATGCATATACTCCAGGAATAATAGTTGATGCTGGGATCCATACATTTTTACCAGTTGAAGATTGAGTTTGTAACCAAGGCCAGTAAGCAGCTCCGTAAGAAGTATTAATTGTTGCTGCTGCAGCTGTTACGTTACTAACTGTTGCTCCGTATTGCTCTAGATCTACTACTGCGATACAATCTCCTCTATTCTCTGCTAGAGATACTATAGAGTCGATTTGAGTTTTGTGATTTCCAAAGTCATAAATTAAACCTGGAGCTGATACTATATTAAAGACATACTCATCTTTATTTTCTAAGATTGAGATTGAATCAGCATAGTTAGCTGCAGTTAGACCTTGTGTGTCTGAATTTGAAATATCTTCATGGAAATTAGCTTTTCTATTATCTGGGAAGTTTTTACCAGTTGCACTATAGAATGATCCTGATTGACCTGCTGTTGGTAACGAACCAGAGAAGCTAACATCTGATGAGTCAGTATTTACTGTTATTCCATCAGTACCTAAATAGTTAAGAGTTGGAGTATTTACTGCCGATACTCTAATATAATTCGATTTATTTACATATTCACCGAATGTCTTAACATATATTGAACCATCTCCGTCAGTAGTTTTACTTCTGTACTGATTTCCAACTACTCTTTCAATATAGTTACCATCATTTGGATCTAATGATAAATCGTTAAACGTTTCAAGGATAATCTTATTCTTTGTGTTGTCATCTCCTCTTCTTACAACTAGAGAAAAAGTTCCTTTTGAATTATCAACGTTAGATATTTCCCATCTAAGGTTGTCTTTTGAACCACTTGAAAGAGACCCGTCACTATTAAGTGATATATCTGCAGGATCTGCTGATAAAGCACCATTATAAATGATACCTTTACCTAAAGTTTCTAAAGCAAATGGTTTAGTAGATACTCCTGATGCTGTTACGTGAGTACTAGCAGCTCTAGTAAATGAGCCTGATACTACTCTAGCAACTAATGCTGAGTTTCCACCTTGATTAAAGTATGATTTTATTGCAAGAGAAGTTAAAAATTCATATTTGTTAGATCCTGATTCAAAAGTAGTTCCGAAAAGCCTTTGGTATTGCCCGTATGACGTTACGACAACAGGATCTTCTACTGGACCTTTAACTGCAGGACCTATAAAAGCAGCGCCAGCTTCGACAGGAGCAGGTGCTATAAATGAAATATCATTTTCTCTCGCTAATACACCTGGGGAGATTAATGTTTCTGCCATGTTTCTTTCAATTAATTAATGAGTTCTATTATAAATATCGTATTATTATCGAAACCGGGCCTTATATAAAATTTAAATAAGTATGGTTTTCGTTTTTAATAAATAGGAAAGGAGATTCTAAAACCTCCTTTAAAAAACCTATAAGACTCATTTAATTAAAATAAGTTACTCTCCAATTTCTCCGGTGTCAATATTGATGTTAACTTTACCGTATTTTTCTTGAAGTCCTAAGCTCACTTTATATTCGTCTTGCTTAACTACGTTAAGATTGCTATCAATCTGAGCTCTTTCAGCTTTTAGTGCTTCTTCTCTTAAACATAAATCACCGTACTGTGCTCTAATAGTATTTACTCTTGTACGAATATCAGTTAAACTTGCTAACTCTTCTTCAGTTAACTTTTTAGCTTTCTTTGCCATAATAAAACATTTTATTTATTATAATATAATATAAATATTGCTAACTACCAACTTTATTAATAGAAATATTTTTTATTTTTTCTTTATGTAAGTTCTCTAAATAATTAACTAACTCTTTATAGTTTATTTTTTCAACTCCTTTATAATGTTTAAGCATATTAGAAATAATTACTCCAGCATCGTCGTATGGAAAATCTATCATAGTTGGCATAAGTGAATTTTCTAAATCTAATCTGTCTTTTAATTCATTTAAATTATTATAGTCTTTATGTAAGTATATTTTACTGTGTTTTTTATGTAAAAATTTTACTATCATCTGGTTAGAGTATTTAGTATGTATACCATCTAAAAATCTACTCTTAATATTAGTTAATTTTTCTAAATCTAAATGATATAAGTTAATTACTTTTATATCTTTATCTATCAATTTAGGGTAAATATAGAAGTTTGAAAAAGAAAGAGGAAGTATAATTACTTCAAACTCTAAATTATTAGAAATACTTTCTATAGTTTTTTTAGCTTCTGAAAATATTTCGGTAGTTAGTTTATAGTCGTTTTCATTGTAGTTAGAGGGTAGGTATATTTCACTATTAGTATAATCTCCGTACTGACCTTCAAATACTACTTTGTCATCTACTAGTCTATATTTAGGATGTCCTTTCGACCAAGGTATCTTACCAGTACATATTTTTATAGCATCGTCTCTATAGATATAAACTATTTTACCTTTTTTATCTTTAAACTCTTTTTTAAATTTTGGAGTATTAATAGTATACAACATATGACTAGGACCGTGCCCCATAAAACCGTAGTTTATACTCCTATAATCTATATTGCTTTTCTCAAAATAATAAGGTATAGTTTCATTATCATTTAAACCTTCTCCAAAGCACATTGAATCTCCAAAAAATATACCTACTTTATTTTTTTTAGAAAACTTTACTTCAGGAGTTTTTCTTCTTCCTATATTATCAAAAGTATATTTAGCTTCATATACTAATTGATTTTTATACATCAAAGAGTTTTTACCTTTTATTTTTTTAACAGTAGCTTCAGTATTAGGTTTGCCAAAAGTCTGTATACCGGGTATAAAGCTTTCTATATAATCTTGAAAAGGATCTCCTACTTCAACGAATATATTATTTTTAGCTATAAAGTCTGATGTTTCTTTATCTAAGCTACTCATATAACTTGCTGTTAAAATTTTTATTATTAGGTAACTTTAAATTAAGGTCTTGTATCAAAGTTAAACCTGATGATTCAATTAATTCAGTCCAAAATAAACTACCTTCATAATCTCCATATTTTTCTACAAAATTAGAATTTATACTTACCATTTTATTATAAAATTCTTTATAAGGAAGTTTAAATATTTTTTTAAATCCATATGGGTACCCAGTAAACATTCTTTCATCTAAAGTCTTATAGTATATAGAACCGTATATACACTCTTCTTTTTTAGTATTAGCTAATAGAGGTCTAGACTGTATTTTTGCTTTATTAAAAAATCCTCTTAAATTATACCTGTACTGTATTCTTATAGCATCTAAATTAGGTTTAAATTTAATAATATAATCATACTTATCAATATCTTCTATAATATTAACTGCTTTATAGGTTGAGTAAACATATGAAAAAAGTTTTAATTCGAATTTTTCGGGCTCAGTTACTATCTTTAGTTTGTTACAGTACTTATTATACCTTTTAAGTTTATTTAACCATTTTAAATTTTCATCTAATTCCCAAGTATGTACATATACATCAGTTTCTTTATCTAAAAATGGAATAATATTATCAGATAAATCTATTATAAGACCGGATATTATAATTGCTTTCATTGTGTTATTAAGTCTTTTGAGCTATTGAAGTATGGAAATACATCTTCAAATTTTTCTTTTCTAATAATATCTAATTTATCAGTAATTTTTTTACATTCTTCCATCTGCTGTAAGTTGAAACTTTTACTGATACTTCTTTCGTATACTATTTTAAGTTTATTCATTATATCGTCTAAAACATATTTTGATATACCAGTTTTTCGTAATTCTTTATCAAAACTATCTAATCTATTTTTAAATTTATTTTTATATCTTGTAGGTAAGTAAACTGAGTCGTAATGAGTCGGATAGTCGATAGGGCTAAAAAATATATTTCTAGCACCTAAAAATGCTTCTTTATCTATAAAATCTCTTTTTATAAAATCTAATACCATATCAAATAAATGTAAATAATTTAAAGTACCGTAAGTAACAGCATATCCATACCCTTTAGCTTTTATACCTGAATTTTTATAATCTATAACATTTTGATTAAATAAATCATCATCATACCCTTTTCGTACATACTCACCTAATTTTCCTACTCCATCTATACTTATGTATAATTCTAAATTAGGAAAATGTTTCCAATATTCAAAAATATGTTTTTTCTTAAATACTAATTTAGAAAAGTTAGTAGAGTATCTTATATTTACGTCTGTTCTTCCTAACTCTAATAATCTATCTAAAATTTGATAATGTTCTGGCATAATTAAAGGTTCGCCACCTGCAAAGTAAATCTCATCAACACAATCATAGTGAGGTTCTAACATATCCATAAAAGATGCTTTATCATTAATATTAATTAACGCTTTAGATTCATTTTTATTCATTCCTAATGCTACAGTATCTGAATACCAACCAGAGCTCAATCCTAATCCACAGCTTCTACATCTAAAGTTACAAAAATTTGAAATACGTATATCCCATAAGTGTAGATTCATTATATTTAAATGACCGTCTTTGTTTGTTGATTCTACATATTTTATTTTATCCCAATGCTGTTCGTTTATTCTTTGTCTATAAGATTGATCTCCTGTTTCTTCTAAATGATAACATCTATTACATGCATCTACTTTTTGGTCTTCAAGCATTGATAAACGAGTGCTCTTCATTCTATCATTATTCCAAATTTCTTTTAGAGTATTATCGTTAACGTTCCCAACTGGATCGTTAGAATTCCATATACAACAAGGAAATGTTTTACCATCAGGCCACGTATGAATTGATAACCAAGGTGCTAAACAAAAACTTTTATTTTCTTTTAACTCATTCATTCTTCACAGGTTTGAGCACAAGCAGTCTTACAAAAATTTAATCCATTTTCTAACCCTAAACTATCGTAAGTAAATTTATGTAATATACCAGTATCTAATACTTCTTGTATAGTTTTATTTTTCAAAGAAAATGCTTCTAAATCTAAGTCTAAAAGTTTATTATTAATTTGTAAAATATAAGGATTTAATCTATCACTACCTGCATCTACTGGGGGTATTTTTTCATCACCATTAAAATAAGTTTGATACATAGAAGGTATAAAACAGCAAGGCATTAAGTAACCGTTATAAGTTATATATAAATTATATATTGATTCATTTATTTTTTCAGGATCATAAAAATTTTTTGAAAAGCATGTTTGTTTATTAAGTTTTCTATGCTGTTCTAATTCATGTTCTGACCATTGTGGAGTAGTGTAGCTATAATGATATGGTTTTTGAACTATAGGTTCTTGTTTAGGATTTTTAACTATATAAGGTTTTTTAGATTTTTCTTGGTATTTTTTTATAGTCCAAATTAAAGTTGTATAATCTTTTTCTTTTTGTAAATCCCATACTCTACTTAACCTAAAAAATTTCGGCTCATTCATTTTTGATATTTGCCTTTTAAATTCTGATTCAGTATAAGTTAAACTATGAGAGTATTTATTTTTCATAGTATATACTTTTGTATGTTTGAAATGATGCCAAGGTGGTTTAAAGTATATACGTGTACCCCCATTTGCTTTTGCCCATTCAACAACAGGTTCTATTTGTTGCGTAGTTTGATCCCACATAAGGTATTGTATTTCTTTTGTAGAATGATTATATTCGGTATCGAAAGCTTTAAAGTTTTCTTCTAGTTTTTTCCATTTCACCCCAATTCTATAAAGTTCATTTCCTTTTTGATAACCGTCTATACCAAAAACCATTGTGACGTTTAATTTAGCAAGTTTACTATATACTTCGCTTTTACCTATTCCTCCATTAGTTGATATATGTACTAATAGATTAGGATTTAAATTTTTAAACCATTTTACTATTCTGTATATATCAGGATTACCCATAGGGTCTCCTAAATTACCGCAAAGTACTAATTTATCTAAACCTTTTGCTGTTTCTTCAGTTACAGTTTTAATGAGTTGATCATATTTCCAATATGTTTGTTGAAATCCTCTAGCAAAACGTCCTTGAATCCTTCTTGGACAAACTGGGCATCCTGCTTGACATATTGATGAAATTTCTATATCTAAACATTTAATCATTAGAAGAGATTTAAAAAAAATTGTGCAAACATCATGTACCTAGTATCGGTTTGAGTTACCTTTATACTATGGAAAGTTTCTTCACTATTAAGAAAAAATACTCCTTTACCTTTTTTTTTAGGAGCTTTGTAAATTACTTCTCTATCTTGATGATTTTTATAGAAAAATGTTGAATCTATATTATCATTTAAATTTATTAAAATATTTCCAAAAACAAATCTATTATCTACATGAGATTCTAAACTAAATGTTGTATTATCTCTAATTAAAGTAAACCCTATAGTCAGGTATGTTTTTAAATAATCAGAAGGTGATTTATACTTTTCTTTATCGTATGGATAATTTTGATATAGTTTTTGTAAATTACTAGGTTCTGAAAATAAATTATCTAACTCTTTAAATAAGTGATTATTTATTTTATAATTTTCAGGTAACCTAATCATAGATCTTGTTTCGGATTCATATAAATTAGTATTCATACTTTTCCATTCTAAACTATCTAAAGTAGAATAGTCAAAGTCTGTTAAATCTACTTCCCATATAGGATAGTTTTTATATACTTTATTTGTATTAATATAAATCTTCACTTATTCCTGTTTTAAAAAAATTAATTATTTTAGAAGCTATTATTTTATTTCCGTAGTAACTAGGATGGTCGTCTTTAATAGGAGAAATATAACTTATCCTTCCTTTAGTTCCACCAAAAAGCCAAGATGAAATATCATTATATCTTTTCATACTAGGATCTAATGATATAAAACATAAATTAACTTTTTTTTGTTCAAGTACTTTCCTATAAAAGTTTATTTTTTTAAATAAAAAATCTGCCCATTTATCTTCTAAACGTTCAGTTGCTAATTGCTCGTAAAATTTATATTTAAAAATAGCGTTTTTATCTATTTTATCTATGAAATATTGATTTACTCCTTTTCCAAAAATTACATCTCCCCACCAGTCTTTACCGTTTTTATGCATAGCTCTTACTCTAGTATTTAAAGTACCCTGTATAACAACAAAATCTCCTGGGGATATTTCATCATATTTAGTTTCGAAACGTTCAAAAATACTTTCGTTAGTTGTACCTCCTTTAGAAAAATTACGAACAGCAATAGAACCGTTAAAGTGTGTCATCCAATAAGGTACATCTTGAATAATATTATTTCCTTGAGTTTTTTCCCAATCTATATAATCTTGACATAGAGGAAAAGGTTTTTTATGTTTTGTCCAATCTGCTAAAAATGAATCACCAAATATATGAATAGTACCGCTCATGTTATTAATTTTTGAAATCTTTCTTTATAAGGTTTCCATTCAGGTAAATATTCTGTTATATCAACTTTTCTCTGTTTATCTACTAATCTAATAAAATGATAAAACTTACCTTCGTCTTTACTATAAATATCTTTTTGTATTTCAATTTTTAGTCTGTCTATCTCGTCTTCTTCCATATATTTTATATTATCTAATATTAATTTTTTCATTTCTTCAGGAATTAAACTTACATGCAAATGAGAAGGATAGTGTACGTAGTTATGAGCTATAATTAAGTTATGGTCTAAAGTAAATTTTTTAAAATTATCCATATTAAATACATTTAATGCACTAACAGTTTGACAGACTTCTAAATCAAATATATCTCTATATTTCAAAATTTTATCAAAAGATTGCATTATTTGATTCCAATTAGACGGAAACCTTACATAATAGTTTCTTTGATCAATATCATCTATAGAAAGATGTATTCTAACTTTTCTAAAATTTTTCCATATTTCTATAAATTTATCAGGAAACTGAGTGCAATTAAGACTGTAATGAAGATCTATACTTTTACTTTTACCCGATTCTATAAATTTTTCTAAAAAATATCCGTGTTCTCTTATTAAAGTAGGTTCTCCACCATTTATCCATACTTCTTGTAATCGATCACATTTAAGGTACAGTTCATCATAAAATGCATGATCTCTATACCATTCAGTTTTAATATCATTTCTAAAGTATTCTTTCTCAAAAATAGTACCTTTAAATGCATGTAAATCTTGATGCCATCTATTTGAAGAAAAAGGATTACATGTAGTACATTTTAAATTACATACAGTACCTAATCTTAATTCAACGTATTTATAGTCTACTTTTTTTAAAGAACCATCTGGGTTAGTATTAGGAAAACATTCATCTATAAAAGAAGCAAATTTTTCATTAGATTCATGTCTTTTAGAAAATACTCCACCTTCTTCATATTTATAACATTTTTGGCAGACTTCAGGAAATTTTCCTTCCATCATTTTTTTTCTAACTTTATTAAATCTATCGGAGTTAGCTATTTCGTCTAAACTATCTTTAGAAAGAAAAAGATGTTGGTTAGGATCTTCTTTTTTTGCAGCTGTAGATACTGCATCAGTCATATCAGTAATACAACATGGAGTTACTGTTCCTATAGGATGGGTTGCTAAATGTATCCAAGGAAGAGTACAAAACGATTTAGAAGGTATTTTTATATTGCTCTTTTCGTCCACCATTCTAGTACTTTATTATTTTCTGAGTATATCTTTTCTATTACACCTTCATTTTTTCTCCATTTGTCTACTTTCTGTAGTCTTTCTTTTCCTAGTTTAAGACCTTCTTGCCAATCTGGATATTTTTCTTGAAAAGTTTGACGGTTTTTTAAATCTTCTAAACAAGTAATCCAGTAAGAATATTTAGGAAACTTTTCTATTTTAGGTTTAATATAATTTAAAACATCATCTATACACTCATTATATAATTCTCTTGGTAGTACTTGAGGGCACATCATAATACTACTATCAAAAGCAAAAGTAGTTTTTATTAAAGTATGTACATCTAATTCTAAACTTAAATCAAATAAATTTTTTAAACTAAATAAGCCTGGTGTTGTTATGGTAAGATCGAATGCTATACCGTACTCACCGTATTTTTCATTAAGAAATAGAAAGTCTTTAAAATTTTTAATCCATTGATCCCATTTTATACCATGTCTAACATATTCTACTATTTCACCAGTACCGTCTATAGAAGCACATATTTGAACCATTTTAAAATGAGGTAACATATCTCTTAAATCCCAATGCTTATAAGTAGTTCTTGAAAAATTAGTATTATATCGAATCCATACATTTTTAGCTAAATCATGTTTGATTAAATACTCCAT